TGAAATTATAGACTAACCATACATAAAATGAAAATTCAATAATTTGTACGATTGTATCCATAATCAACATTTCTCGCACAATTACTTCCGATGGGTCGACCTTAATAAATAAACCAAGTATACATATAACACCAATTGTAAATTGTGCGATTAGCGATATATAAGCGGTTGTGTATATTTCTTTATTCATATATATATAATAATTATAATATATATGAATGGTGCTGGTGCGATTGCTTCTGGGGGGTTTGGATGTGTATTTAATCCACCCATAAAATGTAAAGCATCTAAAGATACAAATAAACAAAAGGATAAAATTTCTAAATTAATGTATAACCATTACGCCAATGAGGAATTAAAAGAAATACAAAAGTTTTCTCCCCTTTTAAAAAAAATTCCAAATTATAATAACTTTTTTATGATTGATAATATTTTCGTATGTAAACCGAAAAAACTAAATGAAGAAGATAAACTGGGTTTCAATAAATGCAGAAATTTTAAAGATATTACCGAAAAAAATGTTAATTCTAATTTAGACTCATTATCTTTATTAAATGTACCTTTTGGTGGCATATCGGTTCGTGAATATATTCGTTTGATTGAAGATTTACAAGGTGGAAATTCATCTAAAGATAAAATCAATATGTATTCTTATTTAAATTATAAACTCATTAAAGTGATGACACGTGGTATTATACCCATGAATAAATTAAATATTTTACATAATGACATTAAAGGTGACAATTTATTAATTGACGATACAAAAAAATCAAAAAAGGATATTAAAATTATAGATTGGGGATTATCTCTTTTAATAAAAGATAATTTAAATTTGATGTCTGGAAGACCAATACAATTTAATATTCCTTTTTCCGTTATTTTATTTAACAAAAATGTTTTAACCATGATTCATAATTTTAAAAATTACACCAAAAGAAATAATATCATTCACAAAGAACTAGGGAAAAAGGAATTTTTACGTGTTTTAGCGACGGAAATTGTAGCCGAAGTTGCAGGTTCAAAAAAGGGCCATTATGATTATGTGTCTCAAAATCTAATACCAAACTTATATGATTTTGACAAAATGTCTTTTGATAGATTGCTTGTAAATCAATATACTAAAATTTTAGAAAAATATTATATTAATGATACTTTTAAACATAAAGTTTTTTTCAATGAAGTGTATAAACAAAATGCTGATATTTTTGGCATTTTAATGACCTATTATGAAATTATTATACAACGTCCAAAATCAAAAATAACAGACACATTGCGAGCAATTATTCTTGAGTATTGTTTTTCAGATACATATTGTTGTATGCCTATTCCTATCCCTAAGTTGGTGAAAGAATTAAATGATTTATTTGGTATTTTTGAGGATTCTCAAAGATATTCAATAATCAGTGAAAAAAATACAGAAATAAATAGTGATATATATACAAAAAATACTAAAAATGATTCATTACGTTATGTAAAATTAAAATCTAAATTAACCTTTGTTAAATCAAAAACAAAAAAATGTAAAAAGGGGACCCATAAAAATAAACATGGTCTTTGTGTTGATAAACTAACTGTAAAAAAACGTTGTAAAAATGGATACCGTAGAAATAAACAAGGTATTTGTTCACCCAAATAGTTATATCTCAATAATTGTTTTATTGAATTATATAATGATTGATACAATTCAAAATATTGATACATTAATATTATATTTTAATCATTATACCGTTCCTGTTATAAAAAATAAAAAAGAAAGAGGCGAAGTATTCACACCTTCTATTGTAATTCAAGATTTACTTGACGATTTAGACGAAACCTACAAAAAAAAATATAATAAAAGTATTTTTTCAAATAAACATCTAAAATGGTTCGACCCATGCGTGGGTAAAGGTAATTTTATGGTATTTATTTTTCAAAGATTAATGAGCGGTCTCGAAGATAAAATTCCTGACTTAGAATTACGCCGTATTCACATACTAAAAAATATGCTTTTTATGAGCGAAATATCACAAAATAATATTGACTTTTGCAAAACTATATTTTGTGCCAACGAATACCATACCAATATTATATCTTGTGATTCACTTCTCTCCGACGGTTTCAATCAAAAATTTGATATTGTTATTGGAAACCCCCCTTTTAATATAGATGGGACAAAACATAAAGGAAAAAAAAATGTATATGTTTATTTTTCCGTTCGCGCCTTTGATAAATGGTTAATCCAAGATGGGTTCTTAGCTTTTATACACCCCCCGAGTTATCGTATCAACCATCATAAGATTCAATGTACCAAAACGAATTTAAATTCTATATACACATCGAAACAAATTGATTGTATTAAAATGTATACCGCTGAAAGAATAATCAAATTAATGAATGTTATGATGAATATAGATTATATTATTATTCAAAACAAACCTCGCGATGATTCAAATAAAACAAAAATTATAGATACAAAAAATGAAGTCATTTATAAAAATATAATTCAAGATGAATTTATACCCAATTATGGAATTATATTATTGAATAAATTAAAAAATAATTTTTCCCAAGATAAAATAGAAATTATAGGAAATAGTCAATTACACGCCCAACATATCAAAGGAACAACATATAAAACAATACATGGAATTACAAAAAAAGGATTAAAAATATTGACATCTGATAAAAAACACAAATACCATGATACACCTAAATATATTATAAATGGTATAGGAAGTTATAATTATGTTTTTTACGATAAAAATGGAGACTATGGAGTCACACAATCACCGCTTCTTATATTGAATCCTAGTCCAAATACGATGAAATTCATAGATTCCCCCCTTTTTCATTATATTTCAAATGCCACTAAAATTATAGGTAATAACTTTAATAAAAAGACTTCTTATTTTTTACCGGTTATTCAAGAAGAGATTACCGATTTGTATGATTATTTTTCTTTAAACCCCAAAGAAGTATTAGAGGTCAAAATATGTAATATTCCAGATTATAAATAACTAATTATATTATAAGTATGAATGTCATAGAACCATATATCACTAAGATATTAAAAAGAAATATCTGTCACGTCATTTCCTTCGGCGAAAACGATGTAAATTTTATTCAACATAAGCATAAATATTACCCCGCAAAAGAATATAATACTCATATGGATAATATAAAAATAGAGACTATTAACTCGGCAAGAACTCGGGGAGTTATTACTTCCACTGAGAAAGAGGATTACGAGAGATATCTTGGAGATTTCCCTTTCCGTGCGGGAGAAAAGAATATATTATTTACACATGATACAAGTCTTAATGAGATGGACTTAAAAGATGATTTTGACCTTATAATTGTAAAAAATGCAAGCGGTATTGACATTAAACATGGCGTCTTGGAACACGGTCCCACCAAGATTAAAGGCGATATAACATATTATGTGTTTGACGGCAAATTCTACGTCTTTTTAAAGGATGGATCTACCGATGAATTAGAAAATATATTTAAATCCACGTTGAAACGGCCTTATATCTGTATTGGTGCTATAGACTGGTTGGGTGATCCTCTAGCGGATGAGGGGAGACTAGCTGCAGTTAAACAAAGAGTTAAACAAGGGGCGGCGTGGGCCCAGAATAAAATTTACCCTCCAAAACAGAATGCGGCTGACGATAAAGAACCTGTTGAGGATGTTAGTGATACCTCAGACGATGATTCTGTCCCAGCGATACCTGTTGGTTCTCCCACACCACTTATTGTTAAAAGAGCGGACTTGGAAAATGCTGAAAACTATTCTTCTTATAGGTATAGACCTTTTATAATTGAATAATGAATTAGAATGAAAGTCACAATTTTATTTACTATATATTTATATGGAAACCTTAAATTTAAATATTGAACAATATATTATTAGTGATTTAGAAAATATTTTTTCCCTTCCCTATAATTATACAAATGAAACATTACACGACTCCATCATGAAATTTAAGAACCTGGTAGGCTCCGCATCGTTAGGAGAAAGTAAAAAAAAGGACATTTATCAGTTTATAGAAAAAGCAAAAATGAAATTGTCCAATATAAGAGAACCATCTACTATAAGTGAACCATCTACTATAAGAGAACCCCCCAATAGCATTATTGAATCTTTTGTTTCTTCACCTGAAGTAACAAGTTATGGTGTCCGCAATCCAGTTGTAAAAAAACAAGAAAAAATTATGACAAAAACTATCAATGTTGATTCCCGTTTTAGAGACAATTATAGTAGCAATGTTTCTAACAATTTCACATTTGATTTAGAAGATGATTCAGAAAACAAAGTCATCTCTATGTCTGTCACAAGTATTGATTTACCACTATCAAATTATACCTTCTCTCAGGAGAAAACAAATACAAAATTTATGGTTATTGATTTAAGTGGCGATAGTGATTTAAGTAATGGAACTGTATATGATTGTACTGTTTATACTTTACCTGATGGTAATTATGTAGTTGATACAGATGATAATGTCAAGGCATTCAATGATATTGCCAATAATATAAATAATAACGTGGACACTGAAAAAGGGACCATAGAATACAATGGACCCAATAATATAAGTTTATTTACGCCGGGAAATGTCGTCACAACCAATACATTAATCGATTTATCTTTTAATATGTATATCCCATCAAGTACTGCTTCATTTATAAGTAGTTTGACGAATACAAGCGCGATTCATTTTTTATTAGACAATAGTAATAATATTATACCCTCCAATGATATTTTGGATGTCCAACAAACGCTCGGATGGCAAATTGGATTTAGAGATGTTAGCGGATATTTTATAATAGAACCAGATGAAGTTGTAGATGGTTCTTCTCCTTGTATTATCAATACAACACAATATATATATATTTCTATTCGTGAAAATGGTTTAGGTCTGCCTTCACTCAATAAATTTCTTCCTCGTTTTCCAAAAAAAACATACAATCGAACAACGAGTTGTTCTCCAGCGCCATCCACTTATCGCGAAACGATTATTTCACGACTAAATATACCTTCTGATGAAAATAGTGTTTTTAAAATATTAAATGTCGGAGGCGGTATGAATCAACTTAATAGAAAAAGAATATATGATGGACCAAAAAGAATTTATACCCTCAATATTACATTGTTAGATGAATATGGAAATATGTTATCATTAAATAATATAGATTGGTCAATGACGATTGAACTTAATTATTATCCAACACTGGCGAATTAATTATTTGGTTATAAAAATTTTGTACTTTTTTATTTATTTTTATTTTTGAAATATCTAATTCATCGATAAATAACCCTTGAATATTTTTTACTCTTGATAAGGCAACATAAGTTTGCCCACATTCGAAAATGTTTGAACCAATATTCATTCTTGCGTGTTCAATAGATAAACCCTGTGATTTATGTATTGTAATTGCCCACGCATGAATTAAAGGGATTTGTTCTATACTAAGTCCTTCTGCGATATCACTTTTCCATTGATGTGGTTTCATTGTATATTGAATACCTGAATAAAATTCAATAATAGGATACCCTTCTTTTGTAAAATCTTTAATGATTCCTCGACTTCCATTTACAATATTAGGTTGTCCGTAAGATTCCATATTTAAAATACACATGACTTGAGCACCTTTTTTTGTAATAAACTTTTCTTCTGCCAAAGTATTATTTTTTAAAGCATATAAATCCAATTCATTGTATCCAGTTTTTGTTTCATCTATTGTTTTCATTGAGAATGTTTTTTCTTCCCCTTCTAATTTTTTTATTTTCATTTTGTTAATATGAATCACTTGATTCCTTGAAGAATGTAATATAGGGGGTTCAAAATCCTTAGGTAATGGTATATTTAGTCTTGATTTTAATAATTCATAACTTTTTTTAGATAATTTACCTACACGAATTTGATTTAACATTTTAATATAATTTAAATCAGTTTGACGGAATATTTTTTTTAATTCAATCGTAGAGTGAAATATGGTATTCCACTTTTCACTCTCAAAACAATATTTTAATTCTTCGCCTTCTTTTGAGATTGGTGGCAATTGATAAAAATCACCTGAAAATATAACTTGGATACCACCAAATGGTTTTTCTTCCTTTTTGATTTTTCTACCAATACCATCTAACATTTCTAAAAAGGTATCTGACATCATACTTACTTCATCTATAATTAGAATATCTACTTTATTCCATTTTTTTCTTTTATATTTATTTTTTACTACTTTGTCAATATTATTATAAATGGTTCCATTTGCTACTCCTAAACCTGACCATGAATGAATCGTTTTAGCATTACATTCTAATAATATTGACGCACAACCTGTCATAGCAGTCACTTGAATATTTTTTTTCATTTCTTCAGCATAGTCAACCATTTTCTTTATCATATATGATTTTCCAGTTCCCCCAGGTCCAGTAATAAACAGATTTTGCCCGTCCTTAAATAGATTCATTGCCAATTCTTGTTCGTTTGACAATGCCGACATTGATAATGTGAATTTATTATATTTAGAATCAATTTAATAATGGATTTTCAAGTCCTATAACTTTTGACCAATCTGTATGTAATAATCCTAATACACCTATTGTAAAAATTAATATTTTTTCATGACCTTCTATAATAACCCTTGACTTATTTGGAATAAATAGAATTAAGATTAATATATAAATTAAGATTTCTGCATATTCAAGGAATGCTGCGTTCCGTTCTTTTATGATTTCAATAGATGCGTCATCATTATGAACCAATGGATATATTTTGAGTCTTATACTAGAAATAATAAATGCGATTTTTAAAACAATAATTACGGAAATTAACAAATTTTTAAACATATTATTATTTACTTATAAAAAAATGAAATGACTTCATTTTTCTTAAATATGGATGTTAATAACAAAAAAAATTGAAATGCCTTTTTATGAGATAGTCTATGCCCCCTCGAAGAAAATGACTTCAAAGAAAACAAACGAAACGATCGGACAATCTGCAGAAGCAGCCATATGCGAACTGTATCAACTCGAATGTGCTATATCTCCTGAACGTTTAGATAAAGTTATGATCCAAAAAATTATTCCCCTCTTAGATAAAGACATATTTCCCGCTCCTGTCTCTGAATCGATTGGTTATAAAAATGGCACTGCTGATTTTAGACTCGCGGACGGAACCACCCTTTCTTTAAAAACTTTGAAACACTCAGCCGGAAAAGTTTGTCCTCAACTGGGGCAACCAACTCTCAAATCATGGGATCGACGTTGGAAACAACCCTGGCAAGGTGAATTATCTCATAATCCTGATAGATGGCAATTCATTAAAGATAACATTCATAACTATTTAAATTGTATGTTAGATGGAATATTCTGTTGTCATCATTTAATGTTGATTTCAAACTGCATTTCTGAACCTCAAATATCAGTATTTAATTCTGAATCATTACAACATATTAAATTGTACTTTACAAATCAAGATATTATTTATTCTCGACCTGACTATGAAGAACGATGGAATGAAAAGAAAAAAAAATATAGCGAAGCATCTTGTACAATTTATTTATCCGAAACAATAAAAATAGGCGAATTTCAGTTTCATAAATCTAGCAGACAAGAATTAAAATTCAGATTCTTTGATTCATTCTTATCCTATATTTGTAGTAATAATTTATCATAATACTCTTTTGAAATTTCACATCCTTTAAATATTCTATTTTTATTTTTACACGCAATTGCTGTCGTTCCACCTCCTAAAAATGTATCCACTACTATATCCCCTTCCTCGCTATGTTTTTCGATAAGTGCTTCAAATAATTTTATACTTTTTTGTGTTGGATGAAATCTATCTTTTCCTCCTTGTAGAGGAAAATTATAAATTCCATTATCATATTTACTATTAAATGTAGGTTTTCCTATTTTAACACCTAATAATGCAATCTCTCTACAATTTGTAAGATAATTTGTTTTTGAATTTAAAGGTTGCGGATTTGTTTTTATCCATTCAATCATTCTAATTTGTTTAAATTTATGTTTTTCCATCATTTCTTTTAAATATGATATTTTCCATAAATCAAAGAAAATAATCACGGTTCCTCCTTTTTTTAATTTTTTATAATATTCTTCAACAAAATAGTCTAATTTTTCCATCGTAAATTCTTTATCCCAATCACCATAATCTGTTTTTACACAATATTTTTTTCCATATATTGTTCCATATTTCATATAATTTTTTTTTTTATCATCGTTTTTATATTTTTTTTCTTTTTTATATTGATTCCATTCTTCCTCTGTTTTTATATATTCAATATTATTCTCTTCGGATTCTTTCACTGAATTATAATGACTATTCATTCCTGTTTCTTTTGAAATAATATAGGGCGGATCTACCATTATTAAATGAACGCTGCCATCTTTTATTCTTGTCAAAAATTCTTCGCCACTTTCATTTTTTATTTCCATTATGATATTAATTTTTTTTAATAAATAATAATCAATTTATTTATTAATTATATCTCAATACAATCTATATGTTTATCACTGAAATTTACCGATTTGGTGTTTTTTCATTTATTATGGCGGGTCATATTTTAACCTCCGCCTTTTTTCTTATCTATGATTTATTTCATTTCACAGATTATTTAGAATTGTTATATGTATTTTGTTTAACCGTGGGGCATATTTTTATAGGGATCGCCAATTATTTTATCTTAATTGATAATCATGTTGCCGATGGACCGGAACACCCCTCGATTATTGCTACATCTAACTATGGGAAAATTGGTACCTATTTACTACTTGCTTATATCATAATTAAATCCTATAAACACTTTGAATGGACCAATATTCTTTTTTTTGTTTCACAAATTTTTATGCTCGTTTTCTTTTTCAAAGACAATTTCTTTTCCTTTCATTTTTTAAAAACCAAAGACCCCGGCAGCAAAATAAAAAGATTGGTCTTCTTACTTAATTTTATATTTTTATTCTTTTGGTATTTATTCGAAGAAGAATCGGTTCATATTCGCAAATTAACATTGGCGCTTTCCTTTGTCTATTTGAATCATCTCGTTTTCTGGTATGTTGAAGAATATACATATGAATATGACAAAAAACAATTATATAAAAGAGCGCACGAAATTGACCAAAAGAAGAATTGCGTAGAGTTTAAAGAAGAACAAGTGAATCGTATCTCACCTTATCTTTATAAAAATTGATAATCTTATTTATTTTAATATTAATATATAATGCGGAATATGCCTATTGAACTAAGTCGATATATTCAAGATTTTGCTCGCCCTATTACACGTCCTTTATGGAGGAAAGGTTCTCCAAGTGGATTTGCTGTCAGGAATTCGGTATGGTTTAAAGACTATTTATTTGAACACAATTATATATTAACTAAAAAAATACCTTGGAGAATTATTGGTGTTCGTCCGACTTATGTGGATACGACATGGGCAGAATGGTGTGTCACGAAAATGATTTTAAAAATATATCACGTTCATCCCGAGGAACTTATTATTTATGGTTTCGATTTGGATTATTTATAACTATCTAAATACTATTGATATTCTTTTTTTTCCTGGTTTTACTGCGTGGACATATTTTTTCTGCATCCCCACCATTAAACCAAGCGAATGATTTGGTAATGAAATTGTAAATTCTTCTCTCTTTTCTCCCTTTTCTTTTTTGGTGGACCAATTTTCCCCCGTAGTACGATAAAACTCCATAATATGTTGTTCTTTTTCATCTTGTTCAAATGAAAATACAACTGAACAAGGTTCTTTTTCTTCATCATGATAATCTTTATGATATGAAATAAAATCACCATCTTTATAGACATTCACAATTGCGTCTGTGAAATGACGTTTTAAAGGGTTTGCTATTGTAAGAATTGTATCTAACATTGGAAGGAAGGGTTGGTATATATATCGCTTGGGTGTATGTTTCCATTTTAAACAAAAAGATTTACCTATCTTGCTTTTGTCATTTGTAAATAAACCAATGTTTCGTGAATTGGCAGTCTCATCATTGTATACATAATTGTCAAGACTATCGTATATTTCTTTATAGTGTATATTACATTCGAACTTGAATAGTTTAAAATATCCATCATCCTTGCTTTCGTAACTTTGTATGAGTTTCATCTGTGATTAAACTATTTATATATTTAATATAGTTGAAATATTCGTTTTCTACCGCCTTTTACGTTTAGTCCCTATTTTTTTATATGATTTTGTTGGTTTACCTTTCTTCTTGGTTCCTTTTGCGTTTTTTCTTCTCTTAGGTTTACGCGTATTTTTTCTCTTTTTAGGACCCTTACCAGTGGACTTACCACCAAACCCCATACGGGACAAAAACGTTCTTTTTTTTTTAGTAGCGAGTTTTTCTTGTTCCGTTTTCATTGACTCCTCCAGCGTCTTCACCTCCTCTTCTAAAGTCTTCTTCTCCCCCACTCCCACCTTCACTGCCCCTGTATTCATTGCCCCTTCTAAACGACCGAACCCTTCCTTCATTTCATTCTTTATGCGCACTGTCGCCTTCCTTTCTTTTAACTTCTCCTCATATAATTTCTTATCCTTATCTTGTAAGTTTTTCAAAATTTCACCCCCAATATTAACATATTTATTGTTATATTCAATGAGTTTTTCCGCACTTTCCCACATAAAATATAAATTTCCAAGGCGATCGCTGTCCTTGGGGTCTTCATCCTCCCGATTTCCAAATCCCATTAACCTCTTGTATTTCGATGTACCACCACTAATATCATTCATTTCATGAACTATCTCAGGCAATACCTCTAAATACATTAGTCGTTCCATTGCTTCTGCTTTTGCTTTTGCTTTTTTGCCCTCATCATCCGATTCTAATTTATTTTTTATATGGTTAATAATGTCAATGTCTTTTCTGTATTCCCGGGGGGCATCCCTGTTCCAGGACAGCTGCGGGGCAAAAATATTTTCTAAGTATTTTTGATAGTTAATTAAATTTATATCGACTTGGACTATTTCATTGATTTCCTTTTCAATTTCCCCTGGATCAGTCCCTTCCACTGCCTTAACCGCCGCAGAAATTTCCTTTCTCTTAGCGACCTCTCCTCTTTCCGCTCCTCCTCCGCCGCCGCCGCCGCCGCCGCCTCCTCCATCTGCCGCCGCTTTGCACTCTCTTCACGCTCTTCCGCACTCTCTTCACTCTCTTCCGCACTCTCCGCCGCTTTATTTTCCTCCTGACCCATAGGGTCCCACTGACCCATACGGTGCTCGTTCGACCAAAATCTGTACATCTCCTCTCCCTTTTTACGATCTTCCGCCGCTTGCC